GTGATACAGGGCCAAAAATTTTCCGCTCGCGCCTTCGGCGCTCGCGGGAGGGGGGATTCGTGCGAGATCCCCCTCCCGCGAGACGGGGTGTTAGTGAGGACGCGTGCGCCGGCCCACCTTCGGTGGCCGTGCGCCGCTACCCTTCGGGACCCCTGCGGGTGGCGCCGCTGGTTCGCTTCGCTCCCGCGGCTTCCCGTCCGGGGCGGCATTCAGATAGACATTCCAGTTAGTGTTGCCGAGATAGCCTACCGAACTTTCCTTATTTAACGTTATTTAATGCTTTTTAATGCTCTTTATTGTTTATTAAGTATCCTTATACCGGAGCCGGATATTGAGATTGCATTGCCAGCCTTCACTCCCTGAAGCGGCGCGTCCGACGCCAATAATATATAGCGATCCCGTAGCGATATCGCCAATTACTGATGGACTGCTATCCGCCTTGTAATGCGTAGTCAAATTACGAAGCTTGAGGAACCGATTGATATTGAAGGTCACTGCAGGACCGTCCGTTGCACCAGTAACGCCACTGCCGCCTGGACAAGCTGGAAGCACCAAGCGTTGATCCATAAGCACGAGAAAACGTTCCCGTTCATCTGGATTCACACCAGATAAGTACGTTGTGCTTGCCGTTCCGGATTGATCGTATGCCGCCATAATTGTAGCATACGATGGAAGCGCACCATTTGTTTGACGATCATAGATCACCAAGATGCGCGCATAATCATTGTATGTTGTAGCGGTCGTCGTCTGGTTCACTTCACCCGTTACATGCAACGATTGCATTTCGATACGACGACCAACCCGGTTAAAAAAACCGGACCCAGATTGAATCAGATTGATGCACTGAATATTTGCCGTTGAGTTCAAGCTGAGGCTAATTCCGCCACTAGCATTGACATTATCCACCAGCTTCACTTCTGCTGTAGCATGTCGGGGAGCCGACTGCAAAGCACGAAAAGCCATAGCACCGCGATTAGCACGATACTGCAAACTTCGCGCCGATTTAAACCGGCGACCAGTAGCCATACGAGCTCGACCGCTGTACGATAAACCACGACTTCGACGTGAACGAACCATGGCAAATTGAAAAATGAATTGAACATGAATTATTGAGACATCTGAGAGAGAACGTCACAAGCCCGGACAAACTCAGGGTCTTGCGACATCATTTCTTCGTCATCAGCATCGTTCGACGAATCATAGTTGAACGCCGGAGGATACACGAACGGAGTGCGTGGAGGAGGAATAACGTAATCCGGCCCAATGTAGCGCATCGCAAAACGGCGCTTGATTGGTTCCACAGTGGTAGAGTCCTGCCAAATGTCCTCCGGAGCATAGTTGGACGTGACGATGATCTTCTTGGGACGAATCATCTGTTGACCACCCTTGATCTGTGCCGGAAAGGCATAATGATCCGCCCAGACCTTGAGGTAGTAGCCTTGCTTCACGTGGTACTTGTCCAAGTCATCAATAATGACGACTTCTTCACCGTTGTAGCCATCCCACCAATGGGAGCTAGCATCCTTGATGTAGGCATCGGGATGTTCCAAACGAGCGGCCCGTGACTTGCCCGTGCCGGTTGGTCCGTAAATCCATTCATTGTCGAGCACGTCTATGGACTTCGGGCATTTGAAATGCGACCGGATCTTCTTCTCCTGGAGCAGCCAGAGGTACGGTTCGTTCTCCTCGACCCAAGACCAGTTCCCAGCTTGGCAGGCACGAAGTACTTCAAGCCAGCGCACCTTGGAGTCGACCTTCTTCGCAATGACCGTTGGTGGGGTTCCGTACTCATGAAATTCGCCGTCCTTCTTGCAATACGCCGCCGCTTCGTGCGCCTTCGCCTTGCGCAATTCGAGATGGACCCGTTCCGTTCCCAAAGCATTCTTGACGCCGTTCATACGAATCGCCTTCTCGAATTCAATATAGCCTTGGAGGTGGGGAGTGCCGCAAGCGCCAACTTCACGACCAAATACATGGTACTGAGCAGGAACAAGCTTGAACGCCTCGTACTGCTCTTCCGTGTAGTTGTTGAGCGTGTAGCACCAGTACTTGGATTGAGACATCGTTGGGTAAATTGGATAATGCGGTATTTATTCCCTCTTTTCTTTCTTTTCTAGAACCTTCTCTTCTCGAAGCTTCTCGAGGATGTGCCACGGATGTGGCATGGATGTGCCATGGTAACCGGTTAGTTAACCGATTAGTTATCCGGTTGGTTAACCGGTTGAACCGGTTGAACCGGTTCAAGTATATATCCGTATGTACGGATATTATCCGGATGTTATCCGGATGTCCGGATAGTTATCCGGATGTGAGCTGAGAGCTCACTTTTTGGCCCTAGGTAATACTGTGTATCAACTCTCGTGATACAGGGCCAAAAATTTTCCGCTCGCGCCTTCGGCGCTCGCGGGAGGGGGG